TGTACCCAATATTGATTAGGTGTACCTTTTGATAATTTATTTGAAAATGCAGCATACGTTGATCTATCAACTTTTGTCATAGGACTATCTGATTGATCTGTTGCTGTTCTATCTGATCTTAATTGTGCTTCAAGGACATCGGATATTCCATATACACCATTAGGATTTGATGTAGCACTTGTACCATCAGAACTTGCTCTAAAAAATTTATATTCTGATTGTCCTTCAACTAAATCAAGATCTAATTCATCAATTTCCCAATAGTGAATACCTCTATTACCCCATTCTTGAAGCATTATATTTAATGATCTTCTTGAGGTTTTTAATTGATAACCTGATACTTGTTGAATACCTAATCGTTCAAAAGCTTCTTCTACTATTTCATCAATAGAAAAAGTTTTATCAAACGTAGTTGTTCCAGAGGTAGTGTTAGCCATTTAACCTCCTAGCCAGTGTAACCGATAGTAACCGATGTTGTGTTAGTTAAATCTAAATATACTCCAGTTGTACAACGAATTCCGTTTCCTGGAACATAAATATCTAAACCTTCTTCTCCAAAATTTGCTTCGTAAACTAAAGTTCCTGTTGCGTCTGTTCCATCAT